TATGTGTCAGATCTCCGATATAGTTCCAACTGTTGGAGGTTTTGAACTTTTCACCTTGCCCACGCCACCCAAACAAGTTACAGTGATTTCCCTGGTCGACTGCGTGTTTGATCTAGTTATACACTATGTTGAAGGAGGTTACCTTTGCTTTACCACCGGAAGTATCAAGCCCTTGCTCTATGGATCGTTTGACCATCAGCTTTACTCGGAAATGTACTTTCGCTGCTTGCGATGCTCCAGTCTTCATAAGGCTGGAAACTTGGCGGTTGAAGGTATTGACGACAACGATTTTGATCAGCTGTTGAATGCCACCATTGAGAAATGTGACCTTATGTTACTCGGTGCACATGGGAGTTTGGAAAAATCCATTTTCACGCGACAGAAGGAACGATTGAACGTCTGGCTAACGGAATTCAGTGAAACCCGATTGACGGGAGGACTTCGTGTCTCCCCATACACCATTGGACTATTTGGTGAAACGTCGGTCGGTAAGTCTACTTTGTGCCCCTTAATTATGAGTTACACTCTAATGGCCAATGGGTACTCTGCTGAAGACAATCGGATCATCACTATTGAGGATAAGGACAAGTACATGTCTAACCAGCGCTCATATGTTAACGGAATCATCTATGATGATGCTGGCAACACTAAGCCCGAGTTCAGTGCCGTAGCCTCTTCCGATGTGATTATCCAGATCACGAACAATACCCCCGCCTATGCGAACATGGCTGGAGTAGAGCTGAAAGGTAAGGTTGCCATTCGTCCCAAGGTTTTTATCGTGACTAAGAACATCAAGGACGCAGGAGCGTCTTTCTATTCTAATTGTCCAACTTCAGTCTGCAGGCGAGATACTATCACCGTCACCGTCGTTGTTAAGCCACAGTTCGCTTTGTGTGGTATGCTCCACAGTCCTTACGTGAAGGCTGCATTTCCTGAAGGCACCCCCATGTACCCGGACCTATGGTTTTTCACGATTCAGCGTGCCGTACCTGAAGAGAATAAGGTCCAAGGTGGTCAAGCTCATCCAGTATGGGTTGATTGCACCTACAATGGCGTGGCTATGCGAG